GCTCCGCTTCCTGCGTACTGCTCTAAACGGAGTCCGAAGTGGACGCCTTTTGAGTAGATGTTGTTGAAGTTGCGGGAGCTTGATCCGAGATTTGTTCCTGCCCACCCGCCTGAATAAGCTGCATCTGTCTGAGGAGCAAGATCCGAAGCGAGCAGAACAAAACCCTGCGTTGCATGCGAAGTTGATTTGAGGATGAGCTGCCCGCTGGCTGCGGTGTCTCCAATGAGAGTTTGTCCGCCAGTTCGTCCAGCGAGCATTGCAAACTGAATATGTCCTGCATCACCCGTAGTTAAGTTCATTAGGGCGGTGTGGTCAATCGTTCCGCTCGGTGCTACTGGCGTCCACAAGCCCGTGCCTGTGTTGTACTCAAGCACGTTTCCAGTTGCGGCACCTGTGTTGGCGTTGCGGAATGAAAGCAGCGTTGCAAGGCTGACAGTGTTTGTACCATCCCCCAAAGAGCCGGAGAGATACACGTTGCGGAAGCGAAGTGCTGTTGCACCCACGTCGCGAGTTGCATCTGCATCTGGATTAAGCGCTGCTGCGACCGACACGATTCCAGTGAATGGTGCAAGCGAGATGTTTCCAGCAGATGTTGAGATCAAACCTTTGCCGGTTGAAGTTGCAAGATTTAAAACCGAACCAACTGCAAGCGTTCCAGTGAGGACCGTGTTGCCGGTTACTGCGAGAGCACCTGTTATCCCAACGTCAAAGCCAAAAGTTGCTTTTGATCCAATTTGGACTGTGGTCGCGTTTCCGCCTGTTGAGTGTTGCAAAACAAGGGCGGTTGCTGAGACATTAGTATTAAGCGTTTGACCAGACAAGACGAGGTTTCCAACATCGACCTCATTCGTCACAACTTTTGACGACGTCATGACTCCAATGCTGCTTAGGTCTTTGTTAGAAAAACTGAATCCGCCTGCGGTCGCCGTGTTTAACACACCATTTGTAAAAGTGATGTCCGCAAGTACAGACCCGCTGGCACCCGTGATGGTGCCAGTTGTCGTTAAGGCGTTGTCACCGAACGAAATTGCTTTCGTGCCGGTATCGATGATTGAGTTTTGAGTGAAAGTTGTCGTTCCAACTTTGAACGAGCCAGTCGTTGAAACATTCAGCGCATTAAAGCTAAACGTCGTTCCTGTATCAGCAATTGAAGCTGAACCATAAGTTGTGGTGCCGACTTTTGCGGATGTTGAAAGAACAATCGTGCGCCACTGGTTTGCTGTAGTCCCGATGTCGAGAGTTCCATTTGCCGTTGGACGAAAGTGTGAAGTCGATTGAACGTATCCGGTTGCATCGTAGAAGTTCGGAGTGAGCGTGAGATTTTCATTTGTTGCATCACCCCCGTAAATTGTTTGGCCGCCGAAAATACCCGTGATCGGATTACCCGCGCCATCTTTATCGGACATGCCGTATTTTGCAACGTACATGTACGAAGTGCGATTGACCGTTTCAGCGAGGATTGATTCGTATGACCAATCAACATCGTAACGCTTAACCCACGATGCAGATGCACCGCTCACAGTCCAAACGTAGCCAGCAGATTTTCCATCACCGTCATCAGTTACAAGCCACCAATCGTTGGCTAAATTTCCTGTCGCGGGGAGGTCCGCTGGCGTTGCAGCAGTGCCTTTGTAATTTGGGTAGAGAGCTTCGAGCGCGTAATCAATCCCCTGCTTAACAGATCCTTGTGATGCGACAGGCATGCGTGCATTGCCGTAAGCAATCGTGTTTGCATCAACACTCGCAAAAGGTGATTGTACGTTTCCACGTATGCCGCGATCAAAGATACTCATGAAATATCCCAGCTCGCTGACCAAGTCGCGAGTGATTCACGCATTCCAGTTACCGTAAAAGTTGAGCCTGAATAAGCGTACTGCGTGCGCATGCAAATTCCACCGTCTGGTGTTTCTGCTGGGCAGTCGTATTGGTAAATTGTGCGGCCTGTGCCATCGAGTTCACGATGGACTTTCATCGCCTCGTATTTAACCGAACGCAAGTAATCTCGAACTGCGTACTTGGTTGCATCTGCCATCTAAAATTTCCTTTCCTGTATTGCACCAGGGTATAGGAGAGTTGCGCAACAACAAATTGGAGCCGACACCCAACGTCTAGTCAAGTCGGGGCTACAAAAGGTAATTGCGTTTCGGAGAGCGGGCGTTTGCCTTTATCTTCGTATCTCCCCACGAGAAAACGTAACCGAACAGGGCCGTGCGTTGTAATGAAAAGGTTTGTCTTGTCAAACTTCACGTAATCAAAAAAGAAATTGTAATCCCCGATGCTCGATAAAATTAGAACGTCAGTTGGTGCATAACCAAGTCCGTGCGCAATTGGTTGCGCAGTAACGTCCGAAGAAATATCGATCTCCATGAATTTAAAATCTGGGCCCAGTACTCGCGCTTGAAGCAAAGCGGTTTGCAGTCGCGCAAAGTTTTCGCGGATGAGTGGGTCAGTGATGTCTTTTAAAATTAGGTCAAGCTTCATCAATAAAAAGGCCCCAAGGTGTTTCCACCGAGGGGCCACTCCACTAGATAGATTGTGGTACGTTGAACATTACCAATTGTTTCCATGGCGCGTGAACAACGAGATCGCCCATCACGAAGTGATCGATGATGTAGAAGTAACCAGTCGTAGCACGCTCGACTTTGTACTCGATACCATCTGGAGACTTGTGGCGGCGGATCATGCCATTTGAGTAGAACGTGATGCCATCCCAATCAAGGAAGTAGATCAACGTCTCAGGAGCTTCTTGGATCGCGACCAATTTCAATACGGCACCATCAACGGAACCGATTGAAACTTCTTGCCAGCCGTAAACAGAAACCTTGCGGCTACCCGCTACGACGTTGAAAGCACCCTTGCCAGTTTCCAACAGTTTCAGCACGGCGCTGAATTTGTTGTATGACATGATGACTTCAGGCAAGTTGCCCGCTTTCGCCAAAGTTTGGCGGATGGTGTACGCATCGAAAATCTTTGACAAGATGTTTGATGAAGTAACGCCTGATCCGTCTACGTTCGGGCACTGTGTGAACGGAGCTGCAATCTTGGTCACACCGAAGATTGTAGAAGGTCCGCCGTTCGCAGCCGACAACAACTGGCTACCCAGTGATGTCATGCCTTGAGTTGCGCCTTCAACTACACCTGGGTGGTAAACCTTTGCAGATGCACCAGTGGTGTAAGCAGAAACGTCTGCCGCTGCGCCACCGCGAGTTGCAGAAACAGTCAGCTTACCCGTATCGATGATGATCGCAATAACGTAGTAAACTGCCGCTGCTGTATCGCTATCTTTAAGAACGATTTTTTGATCGATCTCAAAGCGGTCAATACGATCAACGCCAACTACACCCGCGTTCGTGCCTGAAACAGTTACGTTTGCAACCGAACCATCGTTACCGAACAAATGCACAGACAAGGTCATTTTGAACTTGTTGAGCATTGCATCGATTTGGTTTGGCAAAATTTTCAGGAATGTTGATTCCGGAATTTTACCATCGTGTTGAACCAAATCTTTTTGGTTGAACATCATCGAGCCCCAAGCTTCCGGTTGAACGGTAAGAGCACCGCGACCGTACTTGAACGCGCTGATGTCTGTCTTATCGGCCAATTGACCGAATTCGATAGACGACGCTTGTTGAACTTCAAACGGAACTTGGAGAGGTCCGCCCTTCCATGACTCATCTTTCGTAACCTTCTGGAGAAGGTACGAACGATCAATCAACTCCTGCTTGAGCAAATCAAGCGGGAGGTATTGGTTAAGCATATTTTGAAAACTTGCATTAGTAGCCATTTAATTACCCTATATTTCTTTACTCGCCCGCTTCGCGCGCAGCCATTTCTGCGCCCATGCGTTTGAGGTCTTTAATTGATTTTGGTGCCTGCTTAATTGGTGAGGCTCCGCGACCGGCAACAGCAGGGATGACTGGCTTGGCACCTTGAGCAACTGGTTGTGGGCTTGCGGCCCCAATTTGTTGATTCGCGGCTGGAACCACTTGCGCTTGCGACGCTTGCGGCTGTTCCAAGAGACGTCCGTACTTTTGCAGAGTCAATTGCACCGCATCGCGCGGGCTCAAGTCTTGGTTGGTCATGCGGAAGTGATTTCCAGCGGTCTCAATCACGAGATGCTTGAAAGCTCCTGCTTGTCCCATTTTTGCGTCCCAAGCTTGTGCCTGCGGAGATACGTCTGGAGAATCTAATGTGTAATCGAGCTGCATAACGCGGGTCTCACGTCGCTCGTTCGCATAGTTCTCTTGCAACTGTTTCATCTGCTCTTGTTGATCAAATTCTTGCATACGTTGCATCTGCGCTTGTTGAAACGCTTGTTGCTGGAATGGCGACAAGTTTGCCACTTCCGCTTTTTGGCGGAGGTAGTTCAACACTGCATCGTCTGAGATGCGAAGTGCGGCTAACGTATTTCCAACATCACCGTTATTGATAAAGTTCGCTACACGGCGAACATCTTTATCAAGCGCAGCGTGCTGCTGATTCAAACGCTGATACTCAGACGAGACCGCTTCTTTTTGCGATTTCATATCGTCGAATGCATCGGCGCGGGTGAAAACTTCTTTCACCTTTTTCTCAGACTCCGGATCTTTAATCAGATCGCGGAACATCGGATCAAGCTCGCGCTCTTTTCCGAATGCTTTGTACTTATAATTCGGCTCGTAAGCCGGTTTGTCGGTTGCTGCGGCAACAACTGGTTTTTCACCATTTGCTTCTGCGACTTCCGCTTTGCGGTTATCCGAAATTGTCTTCTCATCCGCTGCCGGATCTACTTCACCTAAAGAGCCTTTTGACTCTTTAATTGCTGTGAGCTTTTGCTCAAGCGTTTGATGCTTCTCCGTTTTCGGAGCTTCCATCGGTTGACGAACTTCATTTTGAACTTGTTCGACGGTGCTTGCGGCATCCGTGCTCGGCTGTTCCATACCGAGTTCTGAAGTATTGCTAGACTCCATGCTGTTCCTCCTTGAAGGATGTTGTTAAGCCCCGTGTCTACCCATCCAACCAGGCGATCCCGGAACTTGCTGCTGCATAGGATTTGGTCCTTGCGGCGCTTGTCCCGGCATCATTGGTTGGTGGAGCTGTCTCGGTACAGGGCCTTGACCCGAGATAGCATTTGCGATGTTAGTGCGCGTTGCCGGATCTTGTTCCATGAGCTGATCTTGCGCAGAACCCTGCGATGCAAGTTGCTTCATGAGCCAATCGACCGACTCTGCGGGGAGGACTGCTTGAACCGAGCGATCTGGGTTCGTTGGGTCCTTCACGTAGTATGCGACTTTGATATTTGCTCCGCCTGACGGAATAAATTGCGCTTGTGCTTGCTTCAGAGCTTGAGCTTGTTGCGCAAGAATTTGATCGTAGGCTTGTTCGAGCTGACCGTATGCTTGTTGAATTTGTGGGCTTAAGAGTTGGAAGTCCGCTTTTTTCTGCCGAGCTGCCAAACGCTTGAGAATGTATTCAGCGTTGTCTTTCGGTTTCGGTTGAACTTGCTGACCGCGATCCAGAGCCAAAATAATGTTGGTGCTAGAATCGTAATCCAAAGTGAAATCATCAAAGCCCTCTTCAGCGTTTGCAAAAGGCATCATGCGGATAATTTTACCGATGTCATCTTTTTGCAGTGAAGAGCCAGCGTATTGAAGGATGTGGTTGTACGTCAAAGTCTTACCTTGAAGTGTCGTCAAATCATCCGCAACTGGCTCAGCTTTGATACGCGTGAATAATGGCTCCTGAGTTTTGAACTCAGAAATGTTGATGTACTCTGATTTCCCTATGGCGGGGATGAGCATGTTGTCGTCGAAATAGTTTTTTGCAAGCTGCATATACAACTCGAAAATACGAACGAGGAACGACTCAAATTTATCAGCGTACAAAGAGTATTTCTTTTTCTCAGCAACAGAGCGGAAATACGATGCCCACGGATCAGTCGGCGCATTGAGTGCCGAATCCAAATCAACACCCGCAACTTGGTAGAACTCCGCTATCTGTGCTTGCAGATACGGGAGGTATTGGTCGCCAGTGCGGCCCGGCATGGTTGTGGGCGCTTGGCCGGTAACGAACATCGTCCGAATACCGGGGAGTTGTGGTCCTGTCGTAACTTTGGAGCCGTTTTGTAAAATGACTTTGTCGTCGCCCAAAGTGATTTGGGTTTCGGCCATTTTTGAGGCGGCACGGTTAATTTCAGATTGAATCGGGCGAAGTTGCTTGATGATCGAGCGATACCGAGGAGTAGTGGCAATTGCATCGAAGCCACCAAAAATAATCGGGAACAAACCAAACGGAAGCTCGCCTTCAAAGAGAATGCCTTCTTTTGTGGTGATGAAATAATAACCATTCGGATACTCAACTCCTGGGCGGAAGTAGAACTTGCGCACGAGCGTTTGCTTTTTAGAAGTCCCGTACTGATTGCGTTGGCCGTCGAAAACGTACCAAGTCTCGTCGTCGTTTGCTTGGACGAGCTTCATTTTATCTTCATCGTCCGCGACCATTTTTTTAAGGTCAGAGATGTGGACCATTTCGCGGATGCAGAGCCAACGAGCTTCATCCATCGTCTTTGCTTCCGCAGGACTC